GTTCGTCTGCTTCAAGTTGTTCATTGACATTTTCAAGCACACTTTCATGAGTGCATATGCTTGAGTCAATAGTAACAGAATAGTCTGGGGCGTCAGCCAAACGTGGGCTAACTGTAATTTCAAATGTGTTCATGATTGTTTTTTTTAGTGGTTAATAATTGATTTGTTTGATTCTTTTACAATAGCGGTATTGTATGTATTTGCATAAGCATAGGCACACAATTCGTCCGTTGATTGGAATACTGGCGTTCCGAACCAATAGACCACATAATATTTTACCTTTTCCATAATTAAAATTCGGGTGCTAAAATACCATACTGCCCCCAATCGGTGTGGATGTTTAATTCTTTTGCTTCCGCTTCACTTACCTTGAGTGCATATCCACGTGGGTCACGATTAATAAAGAATGCACCCTCCCCAAGTTTGGGGAGTAATTTGTGTACTGCTTTTTCAATACGTTCCAATGCAGCTTCATGTTTATCTTCATCCCCCTCCCCATGACATAGGTGGGTGGTGATACGATGCGCACGTTTTTCTAAACGTACTAAAGATTCGTACACATCAAATGGGTACGGATAATCTACACCAGCAAGTGTGGATAAAACCTGCAAATGTCTAACAAATGCAGGGGCGTTTTTTGCTTCAATTTTCATGATTGTATTCTTTTTATTTCTAATTTGTTTTTATAACCTTGTTTGATTTTTTGTTTTTTCACCCACACCAAAAGGGGGTAATCTCCACGCTCGATAATGTTTTTACCATCATAGAGTGCGTATAGTTTTTCACCCCCACTCTTTTTGGGGGTGGGGTACAGGGCATTGTAGTGCATACGCTGCCATTCGTTGTACGTTTTTGCCATATCAATGATATTGGTTTAAATCATCCTCCCCCCTAAAAAGGTCTTGAAAACCCTCCCATATTTGGGGGAGGCATACATACAGGCATATTACCATGATTGCTATCTCTACCCACATATACAGCCAATTATTGTAATTGAAACAATAAATAGTACGGCTGTAATTACCACAGCCAATTCCCCACCATTGATGGAGGGGGTGTTTTGTTGTTGATTTTGATTTTTCATGATTTTTTTTGTGTATTTTTTATTGATTGTATTTTTCTTTTTCATCTGTTTTGGTTTTGTTTAAAACCTTTCCAGTGTGCTAATACTCTTTCATCTGCAAAGGCTTGTCCATATTTACCTTTATTGCTTACCATGTGCTTTCCTGTTTTTTCGCTTATCATCCACCATTGGTATTCTCCAATTTTTACTACTACATACATTTCACATCCATTTTCAGATGACCATTTTAAACCTTTTGTTTTAATTTCTTGAGTTGTCATTTTTTTATTTTTTAGTGATATGCTTAATTGCTTATCGAGTACAAATATAGTCCTTATTTTGATAACTGCAAACTTTTTTCAAAGTATTTTTCATTTATTTTTAAAATAGTTTCTAAATTACTGAAAATGAACAAGAAAAAATAAGGCGAACGCATAACAAAGTATTGGCAAAAAAGCGGGTTTAGTGCTTCGTATGAACATTTATAGTAGGTTGAGCATTGGTTCTTCGTATCAACTTTAGTGGTAAAAGTCCGCTTCTTCGCCAATACAAATCGTTACGACCTTTTAAAGCAAATCAAACTGTTTGCAAACCAATCTGCACCCGCGCACCGGCTGCGCAGGTAATCAGTGGCAGCACGGTCATACACCCAGTTTGCATCGGAAACCAAACCAATCACTTGTTCATTACGCAGGCAGTTAACATGCCCAAATCCCGTCTGCCCAGGCGGTGCCCAACTTAACACCATGCTTTTTGCTGATTCCGCAGCCCGCTTTAGGTTGGCAATAAAAACGCCCGTTTTGCTTGCAGGAATGTGTTCGCCCACCTCTAGGCAGAGCACCACATCAGCAGGGGTTGGCCATATTGCATCTTCATCCGTTAAATCGGCTTGGCTAACTGGGTAAAGCTCTAGGTCTTGCATTGGCGTGTAGTCATAAGCAACCCCCGCCCATCCACGAGCGTACAGAAATGCGCTGTAAAACCCTGGGCCTGCACCCAAATCAATAAACGATGTGGCGCTGTCGTAATACTTCCAAATGGCGTGTGCCAACTCCAAACTAAATACATGCTCCTTAACCGCATCATCAGCACTCCAACCACCGCCGTAGCCGCGCCCATTAATGGCGTGAATGTCTAAGCCAAGATGCTCGCAAACGTGTTCTTTATCCAGTACTTTCAACCACTCCCAATATTGATGCCCTGCCCGCGTGTCGTTGGTGTTCATGCTGCTGTTAGGCCCCCGGTAGTGATCCAAATGATAGATGCTTCCTTCGATGCGTTCTACTTTAGCGCCAAGCAAATTAAACCGCCAAAACCGTTCTTGGTCTTCTGGGTTATAGCTGATAAACTTTTCGTTTTCGCCACCGTAGAAAAAAAAGCGATCAACATTATAACCAACCACACCGCCAACGCTGCGAAAGCTATCCATGCCCTGGCCACGCCAACGCTTGCCAGCTAAACCGCTCAATTGCATATCGGCTGCAATGGATGGGAAGTGCGCCCGATCAACCCCGGCAAACCAACCCGAATAAGGGTAAACCATATCGCTACCGGCCCGCAGCCGTTGGGCCATCTTCAGCAGTTGCCAAACCGGTACCAATATATCAGCATCTAAGTTCACAACAAATTTAGTTCCGGCCAACCGGGTTAATTCGTTGATGGCTTTGGTGCGGTGGAATTTGCCATCATAGTCGAATTGGCAATCGGCTTGCATTTGGTTAGTGTTAATTTCACCAACCAAAATATTTGTATTGAAATGTGTGCGCAGGTACTTTTTTACAACGGTTAGGTTTTCCATGCGATCCGGGTGGTCGTAGCTTACTGGAATGATAAATGTAAAATCTTTCAAGTCGCATTTAGTCGCAACCGGCATCCGCTTAAACCAATCGGGGTAAAGCGTACTCGTATTGCACCGCTCGGCCAACCGCCCTGCAAACCACTCATCGGGTGCATACACACTACCCCCGCTCAGGTAAGCACCCCACCAAGCAAACGTGCTATTGCTGATTATGTGGTTTGTGTGCCGCATCATGTGGCGCAAATCGGCAAGCTCATCAACATGGTAATAGTCGTTAGGATGGTGCAGCTTTAAAAACTCCAAATCATCACTAAATGCTGTGACTGGACAGTTCATTGCAGCCAAATTATAAACGCCTGCGTAATATCCTACGTCTAACTGAATGTAATTTGGGTTGCCAATGTAATCGCCGCGCCGGTAGTGGATGGCAACACCCTCAATGTTAGTTTCGTCAACGCCTTTGGGTGTTAGCCATTCAATAATTTTACTGTGATGTTGCTCCCAATATTTAGGCGATTGCAGGTAGCTACCAATAATGGTGATGACTTCAAATTGATTTAGTGCCAATGTGGCAGCAATACTACAATCGTACTGGTAACATTGCTCTCGTACACCTTGCCCCGGCAGCATTGGGCCAAAGTATTCATCGGGAATGTTAAACTGGCTGCGGTAGACCCAATCCTCAGGTAGTCGCGGTGTATATCCGTAGCGCAGTGCTAAGCCAATCGTTGCGGCAATGCCGAAAAGCTGGTTCCCTAATCTACCCCCATTGCCGGGGTTAGGGCATTGTAGTAGTTTCATGTTGTATTGTTTTGCCAAAAATAATACCCAAATAAATACGATGCAAGTATTTTATAAAAAAACAGCACCGGTTAGGGTGCTGTCTTTTATTCAACTGTGTGTGTCGGTTAGGTGGTGCCGTTCAGGTCACCATAGATGAACGCATCAGGGCGAAGGATGGCGGCATTAACACGGGCCTCTGCTTTGTAGGTCACGGTGTTGTTGTCGAAGTTCGCGCCTTTGTCATCACTCAGCACGCTCAGGCCGGCAGTTTGCACAATGCCCGCTTGGCTGCGATCGCCCAGCCATACACGGCCAGCAGTTACGCCGGTCGAAAGGCTAACAGGGATGCCCATGATGGTTACTGCACCGCTGCTGGCAATGGTTACCGCGGCAGGCAGGCCATACTCAACGCTGCCCTTAGTGATTAGGATGCGGTAAAGGTCTGCAGGGTTCATCACGATGACATCGGGGTTGTGGTCGGCTGCATACAGGTTGGTGATCCAACCAAGCACCTGCTCAATGTCGCTGGTAGGGTTTCCAGTGATAACACGGCTACCGGTAGCGCCAGTAGTGGCGTTGGTCAGCAAAGGCCACATCAGCGCATCTTCAGCTTTCAGGTACTCCCGGATTAGGAATGTTGAAAGGAAATTTTGCATGAATGGCAGATCCTGTACCATTTGCTTTGCCACAGGGGCAAGGCCGGCAAGGTACTCAGTCACAATGGTAACCTGGCTCAAGCGGGCGTTAATAATGCTCTTTTTTGCGCCGTGCGTTTGGGTAGCAAAGCCACCTTCCAAAGTGCCCTCGCGGTAAAAGGTATAGTTACCGGTTGCGCTCGGAATCACTTGCAGAATGTTACGCACGTTCATTTTGCGGGTTGGGTTAACCGCAAACTCGTTGCGGTAGGTCAACACGCTTGCGCCGCTGGTAAGGTCATCGGCGGCAGTCATTGTGCCAACGGCCTTCTGATTTAATGCGCCGATTTCGATTGGCTCAAGACGGCCATCAGGGCGCAGGCCCTTAGCGGCCAAAGCTGTTGCAAACTCAGTGCGCCAATCTTTGGGCTGTGTGCCGGCAAAGCTCATAGCGGCTTTGGTGGTCAAATCGGCGTAGTCGGCTTTCAGGTTAGTGATAGCGGTTTCAACTGCGCTCATGCCGGTAACTGCGGCTTGCAGTTCGGTCTTTGTTGCAAAATCGGAAAGGTCGGCCTTTTTGGCAACGCCTTCCAGTTTGGCATCCAACGCTTTTATGATTACGTCGGTTGCATTTGTGGTTGGTTCCATTTCGGGTTAAATTTTAATGTTGATAAATTGAGTGATCAGTGCTGCATCAATTTCAGTGCTTGCTGCGGCCTGCGTGGTTTCATCCGGCGCTGGTGCTTCATAAGCCTTTACAATCAATGCCTCTAATTGCCGTATTTCGAGAAGTAGCAATTCAATAGTTTCATCGGTGCAATCGGTGTTGCGGCAAAAGGCTTCGAGCTTCTTAATTCGAGCTGCCGTGTCACCTTTAAAGCCCAATAGCGGGGTGAACTCATTCACACCCCAACCGCTTAGGCTGCTGCCTTCATACAGCTTTATTTCATTTAGCGTTAATATTTTTGCTTCGCTATCGTAACTGCTTTTTACTTCGCGGTACCCTATCGAATGCTCTGTAATCAATTCGCTTTCAACCATTTTCACAAAGTCAATGGCCGCATCGTTAGTGCCTACCTTGCTGGCATAATACAACCCAAAATCATCGGCTTTCAATTCGGTTAGTTTACCAATAGGCCGCGTTACATCGTGGTTCAATAGGTGCTTAATTCGTGGGCGCATAGCCGTAGGCCCTTGTTCCGCTATCGTTTTGGTTACGGCAGTAGGCAGCAGCACTTCTTTGTAAGCATCAACCACATTGAACGCGGCAAAGTAGCCGCTAACAATGCCCTGCTTTACATCAGCATCTTTAAACGACAAATCGAGGTTTCGATATTTGTACTGGCTCATAATTGTAGATAGGTTTATTTATTTAATGCGCCGCGCTGCAATAGTGCAGCGGCAGTTAATTACATCGCCGGCCTTAGCACCGAGTGACGTATCACCGGGAAACAATAGGTTCGCACCACTGCGCGGGTCAACGAATGGCACACCGTAAGGCGTGGTAATACCGCGCATTCTGAAGTGATCAGATTTATCTTCCCCATCGGCCCCCCTGGTGCGCTTATCGGTGGCGGCAATCCAAACTAAATTAGCTTTATACGGCAACTTGCCAACGCTGGCATATTTGCCGAAAGCCATTGCCCGGTTGGTTTCAGTTCGGGCAATTACAGCAGCCCTAACCTTTGGCCATCCACTTGATTGAATTTCCTTTATAATTTCATCATAACTATCGCCGTTCTTTAGCCCGGCGTTTATTTGGTTTAATATCAAATCAATGCTGGTGCGGTTAATGCGGGTAATCAATGGCTCTAGGAATGTCAGTAGCCATGCTTCAACATCAGCCAGCCAATCAATAGAAAAGCCAAAACCCGCTTTCGTTTTGATGTTCACGCGATAAAACCGCTCCGCCTCTTGGCTACCAACATACAGCGCCATCTGCTTTACCACTTCGCGCAAGGGTGCAGGGTCAATTATACCGCCAATCTGTGCCTGCGCTACTGGTAGGCTGTTGGCTTTCGCAGCATCAACAAACGCCGCCAATTGCGCTTTCAGCACCTTACGAATGCGGGGTGTCCAAACGCGCTCATTGGTGGCCTGTCGTTGCAGGTGTATAGTGCGCTCACTCTTCATCTTGATAATCGGGGCTGCTTTGGTCGGGTTCGGATGGCGGCATCAGATTAGATGGATACATGATTTCATTCATTAGCTCATCGGGATGGTCATCGTACTTGGTCATGGCCCGCTTTTCATTGCCGGTTGTCCACCACATCTTTGCAGCCGCATCCACCATTTTGGCAATATCTTCCTGCATTTCGGGAAGTTCGCTTATGTCAAAATCAATGTAGTAGCCATCGGCACCCATTGCCGGCAATAGCCATCGGTTGTAGAAGTCGCGCTTTAAAATTAGATCGCCGTAGATGGTGTTTGTCACCAGGTACTTTGTAGCCTCATTCACGTTGCTAAACTTGTTGTCCGACCGCAGCAGGGCCGATGGGTAGTTAAACACGGTGGCCAGTTTCTCATCGGTCATACGCCTGCCGTCTATCAACTGCATGTCAACGCTGGTAAAGCCAAGCTGGTGGAAATCAACCGGGGCAGATAAACCGCCTACCTTGCCCTTGTTATCTATGCCATTTATCCAATCGTCGAGCATCCCGCGCATCAACGTGGTTTGCTCTTTCGTTAAAATGTCTTTTGGCGCAAACGCACCCCTTGCCCCGCCATTTTGAAACATTCGGGCCGCTTGCTTTGCCGCATCGTTTGAAGCGGTTAAATCGGCCAGCCCTGCCTTCAACGGGCTTAGGCCGTACAAGTGCCGCCCATCGGTTTGCACATCAGGGTTCATGTACCGTATAAAATGCACCTGCTCGCGCGGCACTTCTTTACTGAAATCTGCACCCATTGGGCTAAAGTAAACATTGGCCACATCGGTTAAGGTGGCATCGGGCTTTATGGTCACCCATTGCGATGGCAGCACATGAAGGCTTAGCACTTCGCGGCCATTGGGCTTCTTTACGCCCCAAATCGGCGCCATGCCGGTTAGCTTTAGGAATGTCAATAGCATCAAATCAAACTCATGCGTTGATTGGTAGCTGTTGGGCCTATCAATCAATGCCTGCACCGGGTGGCCATCGGCAACCTCATCCATAGCTTTACGGCGTATCACATGCCGGTTGGCAGCGTAGGCACCTTTACTCAGTTGGTCGTAGCGCTTAGCTTTCTGTTGGCTGTTGACCTTATACAGAATAAACGGCACACTGCTAAATTTCTCAGCCATTGACCGCACCATGCCATAGATGGCACTGTTGCCATTGTAACCCTGCTGTATGTAGTTAGTGACATCGGTGGGAATCATGGTGAAGCCCGTACCCGTCCAATAGAGCTGCACTGGTAACGATTGCGGCACCATTGCTTTGCGGCTGAATAAATTGCGCCATAAGTCTTGTATTACCATGCCTCAAATATTATTTGTGCTTTTGTAAAATAGCTGTGAACGGCGTATCGCGCCGCATCAACCGCGTCATCTAGTTCCTTTACCGGTTCGTCAAGTACAATATCGTTGCGGTCAGTTTTCCAACGGTAAGACTGCATTTCCCTAATCAGATTCACCGACCGCCTTGTAATAAATAGGGGATGGCTTTTCATTGTAAGTATGCCGTTCCAAACGTCTTTGTTTGCCTTATAAATATTTAACCCCATTCGGTAAAGCTCTTCGATACTATCGGCTTCGCTACTATCACCGTACACTGTTGCGCCGGGTGGAACTGCTGCGGCTATCATTTTAAATAGTTCAGGCTTTGTTAAACCAGACCGGTAGATAACTTCGTCAAGATAAATGCCACCTTCGTAATCTTTGAAGTGAATGAGCGCCGATGGGTGGACAAAGCCAAAATCTAGGCCATAGGTAGAAACCCCACCTGCTGGCAGTTCGTCTATCAACTCCCAATGCCGGAATATTTTATCGGCGCTTGCACCCCGCATCCCTAGTCCGTACACTTGCCACATAAAGGGGTCGGGCAGATGCTCATATTTTTCAATAAATGCAATTTGCTGGTCAGATAGATTGGCAAGATTGTCTTTGTAGGTGCTGTGTATATTCTTGTTGGCCGGGTCATCGGCCACCATGTAAACCCAACTGTTGAACTCAGAAGGGTTGAGGTCGAGTAGGATAGTGCCGGTGGTACGCATTGCCAACTGGTCATATACCGCTTTGGGTACAAAGTTAGCCTCATTGATGAATAGTATATCGCGACCTGGGCCGTGGGCTTTGTCGGGATCTTCCAGGCCAAAAAACTCAATGTAACTACCATTGCGCAGGTGGTAGGTAAAGTCTGTCCACCGCATCTCACCATTAGCATACTGATACTTTCGGACAATAGTTTGAAAGTCACGAAACACGCCTTTTTTAACGTGGGGCAGCGACCGGCTCACGCATGATATACGAATGCCCGGGGTTGTGTCGGCAATGCCTAGCAATAGCTGAACAATGCCAAACGTTTTGCCGGAACGAGCGCCGCCGGTATTAACGATAACAGGCCACCCTTCACGGATGGCCTTGTATGTTCGTTTGGCTGTTATGGTCAGATGCCAATCATTCACCTTCAGGCATTATAAAGTTAATTTGGGGCACATTTAGGGTCTGATCTACCTCAGTGCGCTCAATGTAACCCCGACGCTTGCCCTTGCATTTTAGGTAGAATATTGTCGCGGTATCACTGCCAGCCTTAATAGACTGGTGCAGCTTACTTTCTGCAAAGTCAAGGGCCACATCTTGTATGCCCTCAACCGATGCTTTGTAATCAGGGTCGTCTTTTAACCAACCGTAGTGCGTGCTTCTGTCAATGCCAACACTCTTGCAGGCCATCGTCACAATGCCCAAAGCATCCTCTAGGGCTTTAAGCATGGCCTTCTTTTTTATGTTGGTTTCAAGTGACATTTATTTCTTTTATAATTAAATTATTTCTATATTTGCTCCGCATGCAAGTAGTGGCGACCGTCTTTTTGGGAATTTTTTATAAACGATAACCACTTAAAAAACGTTAGTTAAAAAACCACTAAAGCCCTCCGGGGCTTTTTTTATTGGTTAAATTGAGCGCCGGGGTGGAATTGAACCCCTCCTGCGGGCTGGATGCCTGCTGTGCTACCGTAACACTTCCGGCGCTTGTTGCTTGCCTTTC